CAATACTATTTGAACCTCTTAGATGTGATAGCGATACTTCAACACCGTTCTCATGTCCCTTGTTACCATCAACTCTACGTAAGTGTGAAACCAAAATGATTCCTGCACCTGTCTCTTCTACCAAGCTTCTAAGTCTAGTCATAATAGAATCAATGGCTCGTCTTTCATCTCCGTCATGTACAGCACTAACTAACATGTGTAAATGGTCTACTACCACCCACTTGCAGTCGCACCCTATAATCATAAAGCGAAGCTTAGTAAAGATATCATCAATGTCATTAGTACCAAAATGTGAATGAACCCACACTCTATTCTTGTTAGCACCGTCGTACAGTATATCAAACATCTTATCTAGTTCTTCTTTAGAAAACTTGTCACGTTCTTCATCAACGTATAGCCTAGCGTTAGCTTCAATAGATAAGATACCATCAATGGTACGTCTCCAATCTTCTTCCAACGCTATGATACCTACGTTATCAGTAGTGTTCTTAATAAGATGATGTTCTAATTCTCTAGTTACACTAGACTTACCAAGACCTGTACCACCTGTAAGAGTAATCAGTTCTCCTTGTCTCATACCATATAACTTTTTGTTAAGTCCTTCGTATGGATAAGGGACGCAAGGTTTTCTCTCACGGTTATTAAACTTATAACGTTGTTCAGTTACATTTATAACACCGGATGGTGTGTAAACTTTAGCTGACCACCAACATTCAACAAACTCTTTGTGTCTGTTAGAACGTAGCATATCGTTAGGGTCTTTGAAACCATTAGGTAGTGTAAGTATCTTAGCCTTGCCCGGCTTGAAAAGTCTAGCAACTTTAAGAGCTGATTCCTTTCCTGCCTTGTCATTATCAAATGCAATGATTACACTCTCAAACTCTTCAAAGAATTCTAAGCTTTCTTTAATATCTTTAACTGCACCCTGTGCACCACGCTTAATAGATACTACTGCCCACTTAGAACCAAGTAGTTCGTAAGCAGACATAGCATCACACTCGCCTTCGGTAACAGTAACATACTTACCACCTTTAAATAACTGCTGACCAAACAAGCCCGTGTCGTTGTAAGTTCCAGAGACAAAGAAGTCTTTACTCTTTACGTTACGATACTTGGTAGCTGATAGCTCATGCCCATTATAATATGGGTACAAATGCTTGACTACATTTCCTTGTAGGTCATGTACGCATTTAACTCCATACTTAGTAGCAGTTGCTTGGGTTATCTTTCTGTCTGTTAAGGCTGAAAAATGTCCCTCGTCTACCACGTCAGGTTGTTTAGTCGTTGTCGGTGTTGTTGTTGTTGCTGTTTGCATATCCTTTCCTCCACATGCGTTAGTATAACTAGGCATAAACTCTCCACAACTGAAACACTTTGCTGAATCATCTTCGTTGATTCCTACAGCATCACTGCTGTTACAAAGTGGACAGGGTTGGTGCAGTTTATCCCACGTCTTATCCATGTTAGCCCTCATTTATGCTATTAGGATTCTTCTGTTGAATCTTCTTCAGCTACGTCTTCGTCATCTCCTTCAGGCTCATCACCACTAGGTGTATCTACTACAGCTTCTTCAGCATTTTGTAGTAACAGCTCAAGATTGTTTTGATGTGTACCTGAAGCAAAGTTAAGTGCTTCAACAAGAACATTCAACGTGCCTATCTTACTGACAGACATGTTGGCATTAGCTCTTGCGTTCTCATCTTCAATCATAGTAGTATCATATACTACCTGACCATCATCTTTAGTAATAGTAATAATCATTATTAAAATTCCTCGTTATCATCTGAACTACCTTCAGAGTATTCAATTAAATTAGATACCTTTACTGCTATTAACTCAGCAAACGTACCATACTTTCCTGTGTAAGGTTTAATCTTAACAGTAATATCAGAACCGTTACCAACACTAGCGTCTAACTCGTTGCCGTCTCCGTCAACTAACTTAGGTGCTACATTAATAGTTCCATCATGCTTCTCTGCTTTTCTAGAGAAAGAGAACGCTGGTTCATCATACTTAGTCTGTCCATCTCTGGTTCTAACCTGTGATAATCCCATACCCTCTAACCTATTCGCAGTATCAACGTCAGTCAACACTACTATTCCATACTTATGTGGTTCAAACTTAGTGTTTGGTGTGCTAACATTAGCCCACATAGCTTTTCCTTCTATATACTCATACATATTACTTTCCTCCATTGGATTTAATTATGTTTAAAGATTCTATCACATCTATTTTTTAGATGCAACTCTTTTCTCTCTTCTTCTTGCGTTGTTTCTATCCTTTGTAAATTGAATAGAGGATTGCAAGTCTTCCCATAGTTCATCAAGTGCTTGGTTCTTTTGTTCTTTGTTAAGTCTTGTAACGATTTTGATATCAGACTTCTTAGGTGTCCACGTGTTCCAATAGGCTTTGTCCATGTCTGTCCATGTCCATTCTATTTCTTTATCAAGTGTTGTTGATGTGAAATATAAATTCATACAACCCTCCGGTTTTAAAATTGAAGGGTCACTTTTAAGTGATAACCAGCACTCGAACATTATCTTTTAGAGTCACCGAACGACTGACTACCCCGAACTTAATCTAGGATTTTAAAACTTAGTCTAGTTTTGTTGGCACAAGACTAGAAACTTGCACGATTAAATCGTATGTCTTTAGGTTTGGAAGGTTAGTTGAGGGCTACACCTAATAAACATACCTAAAATATTCATCTATTGTATTAAGCCCTTTACTCTTTGTCAAGTGGTATGTCGTTAAAAGTTATAACACTTTCATCTAACAACTTAACATAAAAGAATTGGTCTTTAGCCCACCTTGTCTCGTATGCAATCTTGTTCTGGTATAGCTCTTCATTGTTCTCAGCTATCCACATATCAAACTGTCTGTATTCGTTGGCTGTTAATTTTATAAAGCCGTCTTTATCTTCTGTCATTATTCTGTTCATTAAGTTTTTTCTCACTGTCTATTATTAATAACACAACTCCAACCATACAGAAAGTTACAAAAGAACCAATAATTATAAAGCTTATTACTTGTCCTAACATACTATACTTCTATTGCGAATGGAATACTACAGTTAGTTGTATTGTTTGTAGTATCTATAGCGTTGTCTAAGTATTTAGTAACAGCCTTATTTACTTTACTGTTTATCTTCTTAGAAAAAACTATGTTAATAACCATATTATCTTGTATGTCATAAGATACTTTAAATCTAAGGTCTCTATTAAATACAATCTTACTTATATACTTCCCAAAGTCCACAGACCTATCAGGACGAGGGCATGAGTAAACTATAGGCTCTACTATAGGCTCTGGCACAAGCTCTACTATAGGCTCTGGTATTATCTCTTCAGGTACAGCGATTGGCTCTGGCTTAACTGTTTTACCTGAAAACAACCCACCTGTCAGCACACCAAAACCACCTGTTGCTGAGTATTCTTCTCTAACATCTAACAACTCTTGTCCTTGTTCCTCTTGCCTATCATAGATAACCTCTAGCCTGTCTAATAACATGTCATCAGTTGATGAAAGTTCATCTAACATTGCCAATGCTTCTCTCATTTGAGCTATGTCCATGTCTGTATTAGACTCATAGAAACTTAAAGCGTTATTGATAGCACTATAGTTATCAAACAACACATCAATCTTAGTACCTACTTCTGATTGTTCTTGTTTTATTTTATACATTTGCCTACTAAGATTATCCATTTCATTATCGTTGCTAATTATTGTATAGCTAGACAACGCGAACGTCCCTAAGACTAACATACCTATCATCACATTTTGTTTATTCATATACCACCTTCTCCTTTTTTCGTTTATCGTTATACTCAACCACCCTTCTACCACTCTTGTAACCTGTTATCTGTCTATGCCATTTACCTTTTCTAAATGTAAATTCTATAAAACTTATATCTTTATCAAGTTGTTCTTCTTCTAACTTTATTTTTCTTAGTTCTACTCTATTATTATATTGTGTCATATTATTATTATACTTTTTTAAAAGAATATATAAATTAATTAAAGATAATTTTTATATATATGTTTTAAACTTTATAAGTATTTTACTCCTATTTTGTTAGCTGTCAAGCATTATTTAATATTTATTTCTAAGCCTTTCTAAGGGTAGGGTTAGGTATGGTTAGTACCTATGGGTGGGTAGACTAAACTACTACTCACCATCACGCTTAGATGCTCATGTATCCTATGTATTATGTCTATCTCTGACACATCTAAAGGATTGTCCCAAGAAATTAAGTCATCATATAATAAGTCGACAAATGTTCTGTATTTATTAACAGATAATTTATTGACTACATATTCTCTGGCACATATCTCATCTATTCTTTTGTATAATGTTTTACTCATTGTAATAGTCCTCGTTTGTAATCTAAGATAGCCATTTCAATAGCTGTCTCTGGTTTGTTATCGTGTGGGAAATACCACTCTCTATATCCTCTAGGATATTTCTTACCTCTAACCTTAACAGTAAAAGCTGTAGGTTGTCCGTTATGTTTAGCAACTTTTGATATCCTAACTCTCATGTCTTTGCCCTCCTTAAAAGCACGTTATCTATACCCATCTCAACAGTTACCCACTCATCATAAAATATCTTTACACCTTTCATCTTCGCATATTTCTTAACAGTCATTGTCCTGTACTCGTAGTAGTCTTTATGTTTTATTTTAGTAGTCATTATTCACCTCCTATTAAAATTACTTCACCAGAATTTTCATAACCACTACTGCCTATATCAACTACTTCAACATCATACAGCCAATAGTTAGCCATGTTAAATTCTGGATTGTCTGGATTATATTCCAATACTCTTATAGGTAAACTCTTGTCCTTTACCTTTTCTAATAGTTCTGATAATTCTTTAACTGTCATCATCTATCTCCTTTGTTTTTATTTCATCTATTATATCCCATACTTCATCAATAGCTTCTTTAACTTCTACTGAACAATCATCAATAAGATTATCTAAATTGCTCATAGCTTCTCTCAACTTATACCATTCTTTATACGTCATCACTCACCTCCTCTCCTAACCATAAGTTAGTTTCTATAGTATCTCCTATAAACTCCCAAACATAATCCCAATTAGTATTGTAATATTTGTTTAGTAATTCTACTAATTCTTTTTCAAATTCTTTATTCATCACTCACCTCTCCACTATCTATTTCCATATCACTATCTTCACCAAAGTCAGTCCATTTAAAAGTTGCTGTAATACCACCCTCTTTTACACAATCCCACTCTTTTTGAATATCAGGCATACATATGGCATTATGGATTTCTTCTTCAGTTAGTTTCCTATTAGACATAATTTCAAAGTATCTTGTATCAGTAGACTGCTCACTTACTTCGTAAGTATATGTTTCTTTATTCATCATTCACCTCCTTGATAAATATAAACGTCCCACCTTACTGCATTTTGTAAAGAGCAGAATGAATGTCCTGAACAACCTCCTTTAAAATAGTTAGGATTATTTCTACCCCACCTGCCTTGACACTTCACATAATGCTTACGATTACTATGCCTATTCATAAGGCTAACACTTTGTTTAACCTGTTGAAGTTTATTAAGTTGTTCTAGCACCTCATCACTATTCTTTTCTACTGTCATTACATATGTTTTAGTTCTCATAGCTTACTCCTTCTTCTATATCGCTAATGATATCGGTCATCATCTCATCATTAAACCAATCAAACTTGCGATTTGTTTTACTACATACTAGATACTTAATTGTTTCTAGCCCTTGTTCTTTATAGACTATCCTTAAAAGTCTTGTCAATAATCCTATCTCGTCTAGCTTGTCCATGACATCTAGCTTTTCAAAATAGTAAGTGTTATATGTTCTACTCATTTTCTTTATCCCTCCATATCTAAGTTATATACATCTTCCATTGCCATTCTATCAGCCATAGCTTCTACTTGTCCAATGTCTTTTATATCCTTGCGAAGCGTTTCAAAGTAATGCTCCCACCTCTCGTCATAATACTCATGTATCCATTTGTTATCGTTGCTCATTGGTTTAACTCCTCTAACTTCTTGTCTATAGTCCCGATTAAATCTTCAGCACTAGAGCCTTCTTGTAATGTGTCCCATTCTTCACTATCTACAAGGTGTTGAAGTGTATCTTTTATATCTTCTAATAATTCTTTCATATTACCCTACCTCCAATTCATCTGCATCAACACATACATCAGCAACATGTTTGTTTTCTTTCCAAACGCGTATAATAAATGCATCTCTACCATAGTAATCTATAATTTTGCAATCTGTATTCATATAAACAAAATCATTTAAACTTACACTATCTCCAATTTGAAATGTATTCATTTTCCTATCCTTGAAATATAACCATGTAATTTTAATGTCTCAATAAAATATCTTTCGCTATAAATATCTATTTCATTATTGTCTTGTAATTTAATTGTACTTGCAGTCATCAACATCCAATCTTGCAAATTTAATTGTGCAAGTTGAAACACATTTGTTTTTTTATATAAGTCTGCAACTAAACCTACTTCAGTCCAACCTTCAATAGTTAAATTAGTTAAAGTTTTGTAAACTAATTTTTTAGCATTTGGTATATTTTCCCAATTATAATCCATTACGCCACCCCCTTGTTTAAAATATTATAATCTTTTTGTGTAGCCTTACCATCTAACAAATTATTTAATGCTCTAAGTTGAGCAAGTGAAAAAGAATTAATCTTGTCCACGTTTACAGCCTTTTTAAAGTTTGGCATTTCTATTTCTTTTTTGTGTTTCATATTGTGTAGCCCTCTTAAGCTATCTATTTATTTGATACCTACAAATTTATAATAGGTGTCAAGATAAATCAACAACTATTTTAATTTTATTATTGGCATATTGCTTTACATCTCACCTCTTATATGATAAGGCTTTGCACTAGTGTATATGCATACAGTAAAAGTTAGCTTAGACTTTTTAGATACTGAGCCATTGCTCACCATATCTTTTTAATACAAGGGCTTAGAATAAGTTGCATAAGCTTATCTTATAATCTAACATCACTATTATTTATATCTTGTGGTATAGCTTGTGAAGTTTTAAAAACTTGTGAAGTCTTATAGACTTTTGAAGTCTTATAGACTTTTGAATTGTTATAAAACAATCAGGCACAATCGGTCTCTCTTATTATGAATTTTAAAAAGCTAACAACACCCCCAAATTAATGGGGGGTTTTATTTTATTTTAATACTAACTATTTAAATCAGTTAATATATATTCACCATTGGCAATCTTTTTCCTTGTGTCAGCTATGCCTTCGCCTAGAAATTGATTTCTATACTTGCCGGTTGTTACTGAATAATCCCAATAGTATTCGTCAAGATATATTAAGCCGTTATGGATTATTTTAGCTATAACGCTGTTATAACTTTGAAAAGTCATATCATTATTATCATCAACTATTATAAATTGATTAGCTATTTTATTACCCTTTGCACTTGTCATATTTTTTACTTTCATAATTTTAAAGCCCTCTAGCTTTTGTTGTTTCTTATACCACCTAAAGCCCTAGTTAAAGAGCTTGTGTAGTCTGTAAGACTATCTAAGGTGGTAAGGGTTTAGCCTGTATATAAGTACCAAACATCATAAACCTTATCAGATAACTTTCTAATTCTTGATGATGGTTTATATTCTAATCTCTTTAGAGAATGAATTACATTTTTGTGTTCTTCTTCAGTCTGATTTATATACAGTTTAATTTTACCTTCTTCTATTTTTATTATTTGTGAATACATTATTTAACCTCCCAGTTATTTTATATGTTTCTTATACCACCTAAAGCCCTAGTTAAAGAGCTTGTAAAGGTGGTGATGGTTTAGCTTTTGTTGGCTGATAAAGTTAAAATATTTTTAACAGCTTCTCCAACATCTCCCCATAGTGTAGATGAGCCACTATCTAACCTAGTATCTGATACATGCCAATCAAAATTATTTGAATGTTGCTCTAATTTAAAAACAACATCTTCATTATTTACCGGACATTTAACTACTACTTTTAGTTTTTTTATCATAATCTAACCCTCCAAAGGTTTTTATATATTTATATTTCTACTATATATAATGCATTAATGATTAAGAAGTTCAAGGATTATTTAACACCTTGTAAAGCCTTACAAATAAAGGGTTTACAGCTATGTAGTTTTAAAAGTGCTTAATTTTTATACAGCTTTAAAAGATGAGAGGGTTTATTTGGTAATATGGGAGGGTTGTTATTACCATTGGTGTAGTTAGTGAAGTTTTAAAAGTTTATGAAGTTTTATAAAAGTCTCCAACATCTTTAAAATCTCACACTTTATAAACTAGACAAATGTTACAAACTTGCTACCGGCTGTAAAGTTTGTAAAGTGGACAAATGTTACATACTTGCCACGCGTTGCCTAGCTTATAAAGTGGACAAGTGTTCCCTTATGTCAGGGCTTTAGGGGGGTGGGCAGTGTGCCATAGGGGGTGGGTGGGTATATATATAAATGTCATACATTTCTAACCAATATGAGTATTAACCAGATAACCCCGAACCTCTAAAACTCCACAAGCTTTAATAACTTTACACGCATAAAAAACCCTACAGTTTAGTAGGGTATTACCGGGTGTTTGTTATGTATGTAAACTGGGGAAGCGTTACACTCATTATATACATACTTTGTAACTTTGTCAAGTACTAATTGCAATAAAACTATAATTCATTAAAAGACTTGACAAACTGGTAAAGGAACATTATAATACTAACATGAGTTACCTTCCAGAAAAGAAAAGAAATCTAACAGATAAACAAGAAGCATTCTTGAATCATCTAGTAGAAACTGGTGGGGATTTCAAAAAGTCAGCTGAACTTGCAGGATATTCAGGCAATCACTATCAAATCTTAAAATCATTAAAACATGAAGTAGTAGATTTAGCCTCAGACGTACTTGCGAGGGAAGCTCCTACAGCAGCGTTCAAGCTTATAGAGATTATGAAATCTAATAAGCCTGTTCCTCAAGCTAATAACAAGTTACAAGCTGCACAGACGATACTAGATAGGGCTGGTGTTGTAAAGACAGATAAGTTAGATATTAACCATAACGTAAGTGGTGGTATATTTATCTTACCAGAGAAACATACGATTGATATACATGCAGAAGATGGCGATTATGAAGAGATATCACGCTAGAATTGTAAAATTCTTAGGTGAAGCACTAAATAGATTTTTAGAAGTATCTTTTCAAAGAACAGAAGATAGACTAATGCGTAAAAAGAAATGAAGATTTGGATAACTGAATACATTAACGAAACTCCGGGTGTTTTAATTGGACCTTATATTAAAGCAAACAGCATGTTAGAGGCTAGTAGAATAGCTATAGAGCACGGCTTGTTTGTTATAGGTGAGATTCAAGAGCTAGAACGTACAGAGTTAGAGGACGAGAGGATGATACACTAATGACTATTGAATACAGAGGAGAAACTTTCTCAGGTTATAACAAACCTAAGAGAACTCCCAAGCATCCTACTAAATCACATGTGGTGTTAGCTAAAGAAGGCAGCACTATTAAGATGATTAGGTTCGGTGAGCAAGGAGCATCTACAGCAGGAAAGCCTAAAGCAGGAGAATCTGATAAGATGAAAGCTAAACGCAAATCTTTTAAAGCTAGACACGGCAAAAATATTGCTAGAGGTAAGATGTCCGCAGCTTACTGGGCTAATAAGGTGAAATGGTAAAATGGCTCAAATAGGAAGTGATGAAAAACCTGTGACGTTTAGAAAAAGTATCTACGGTAAGAGTAATGGTGGAAAGGGAGCAAGACCCCGACCCGGTTTTTATACACAACAGTATAAAGATAACTGGGATTTAATTTTTGGAAAGAAAGGAGAAGATAATGCCAAGAACGAAAAAGAATAACCAACCTGTAAAGGTGAGTTGGCGTAAGAGACTTCTTGATAAGTGGGTATCTGTAAAAGGGTGGTTTGCTTTTCAAGGAGTCCAGCATTTGATGAGTAAAGGAAAAAAAGCACAAAAGAAAATATTAAAGAAATCTTTGACTGTTTAAAAAATGAACGATTACATAAAAAGAACCACATCTACAATACCTTTTGGGTATGTGTTAGATGAAGAGGCTAGTAGTTTTCTAAAACCTATAGAGACTGAACTAGAAGCGTTACAGATAGCAGAAAATATGGTAGTCAACGAAGAGATATCATTACAAGCTGCATGTGACTGGTTAGAATACAAGACAGATAGAAAGATATCTGCACCCGGATTAAAAAAACATATAGATAAAAAGTATGGATTACGAAGCGAAAGATTGGGAACTCCACCCACATCTTTACTTGCAAGATAGCGAAGGCAATTTTGTAAAGAACAAAGATGGTACGCCTCGTAAAAAAGGTGGACGACCTACAAACGATGCTGAAGCCGTAGCTCGTAGAACTATATCACGCAAACAAAAGAATATTCAAAAGCTAGAGCAAAAGCTCAACAACGCTAAAACATCTTTTAAAAAACAAAAGACTACTCTTGAAAAACTTGACAATACTAAAGAAGGTATTGTTACTGATGGAGATTTAGATAGATTACCCAAAGCTGTACAAGAACACTTAGATAATCACCACATCTTTTTTCACGCTAACGAAGGACCTCAAACAGATTTCCTTGCTGCAAGTGAAAAGGATGTACTATATGGTGGAGCTGCTGGTGGTGGTAAATCTTATGCCATGATAGTTGACCCACTAAGATACGCACACAAGAAAGACCACAGAGCTTTAATCCTTAGACGTTCTATGCCAGAGCTTAGAGAGATGATAGATAAGTCTCGTGAGTTATACCCACAAGCATTTTCCGGTGCTAAGTTTAGAGAAGTTGAAAAGCTTTGGAACTTTCCATCAGGTGCAAAGGTAGAGTTTGGTTTCCTTGAAAGAGATGCAGACGTATATAGATATCAAGGACAAGCATATAGTTGGATAGGGTTTGATGAAATAACCCATCTACCTACAGAATTTAGTTGGAACTACCTTGCTTCACGTCTTAGAACTACTGACCCAGAAATACAAACATACCTACGTTGCACTGCTAACCCCGGTGGTGTAGGTTCGCATTGGGTAAAGCAAAGATACATAGAACCTGCAAATCACAACAAAAGTTTCCTTGGTAAAGATGGATTAACTCGTAAGTTTATACCGGCTAAGTTAGCTGACAATCCTTATCTATCTACAGATGGTGTATATGAGCAGATGCTTAAATCACTACCACCTACACAAAGACAACAACTCTTAGAAGGTAACTGGGATGTAGCAGAAGGTGCTGCTTTTACAGAATTTGAACCGTTAAAACATGTTATTACTCCATTTGCCCTACCTGTACATTGGGAAAGAGTTAAAGCAGTTGACTATGGTTATGCTGCAGAAAGCTGTTGTCTATGGGGTATTATGGATATGAACGATAATACTTTAATAATATATAGAGAATTATACAGAAAAGGCTTGACAGGTGAGGAATTAGGTGCTATAATAACAGATATGGAGACAGAAGACCCTTTCTCAGTGAATGGGGTTCTGGATACTGCAGCATGGGCAAGAACAGGAACAACTGGTCCAACTGTAGGAGAAAGTTTAATTAAGGCTGGTCATAAATTAAGACGAGCTGATAAGAATAGAATACAAGGTAAGATACAAATACACGAGTATTTAAAGATTAGAGAGAACGGTAGACCTAAGTTACAGATATTTAATACATGTCCTAACTTAATAAGAGAGTTACAGTCTATACCGTTGTCTAAAATTAATCCGGAAGATGTGGATACTAAAGCATCTGACCACGCATATGACGCATTACGTTATATGATAATGAGTAGACCTAGAATGGAAAGCCCATTAGAACGTATGAGAGGATTAAAGAGAGAAATATATAGACCCGTTGATTCAACATTTGGTTATTAGAGTATGGCAGAAAAAGAAAATACATTTTTAAATGCTGACAACATCTACGAAGCAGTAGAAGGTGAGGCTGGTGTACAATTAACTTTAGAAGAAGACCAACAAAGAAATCTTATTGGTATTATTCAAGGTAGATATGCACAAGCAGAAGATGCTAGACAGACTGATGAGAAAAGATGGTTAAAAGCATATGAGAACTATAGAGGTCTATACGCTAAAAATGTTAAGTTTAGAGAGTCTGAAAAATCTAGAGTATTTGTAAAAGTTACTAAGACTAAAGTACTAGCTGCCTTTGGACAGTTAGTTGATGTTATATTCGGTACAGGAAAATTTCCAATAGGAATTTCTGCAACTAAAGTACCAGAAGGTGAAACAGATTTTGCCCACCTTGATATATCTAATCCTACTCCGGGTTTAGAAACTTCAGTAGCAGAAGTACCTGATAATATAGGAAATAGAATAGAAGACAATCCTTATGATGTAGGTTATGAAGGAGATGGGAAAACTTTAAAACCGGGTGCATCTTTTCTTAACGGTGTTTTTGAAGATAGTATTGAAGACAAAGCCTCAGAAGCAGGTATACTAAAAGACGGAACTAGTGCAGACCCTCAAGCATTAGAATTAAATCCTGCACAACAAGCTGCAAGACGCATGGAAAAACTTATCCATGACCAAATAGAAGAATCAAACGGAAACTCTGAACTAAGAAATGCTTTATTAGAAGCTGCATTATTAGGAACAGGTATTGTAAAAGGACCATTTAACTTTAATAAAAAATTACATAAGTGGGATATGGACGAAGAGGGTAATAGAAATTATAACCCATTAGAGGTTAGAGTACCTCGTATAGAGTTTGTTAGTTGTTGGGATTTTTACCCTGACCCTAACGCTACTAACGTAGAAGAATGTGAATATATTATTCATAGACATAAAATGAACAGAAGTCAACTAAGACAGTTACGTAACATGCCTTATTTTGACGATGATGCAATACGTAATGCTATACAAATGGGTGCTAATTACGTAGAAAAAGATTTTGAAAGCCAGTTAAAAGACGATGCAAGAGGCGATGATATAAATAGTAGCTTTGAAGTCTTAGAATACTGGGGAATGATGGATGCAGAATACGCCAGAGAAGTAGGTATTGACTTACCCGACACGGTTGATGACCTAGATGAAGTACAAGTAAACATATGGACATGTGGACATTACTTATTAAGAGCAGTATTAAATCCGTTTACTCCTTATAGAATACCTTACAACGCTTTTCCTTATGAAAGAAACCCATATAACTTCTTTGGTATTGGTGTAGCAGAGAACATGGATGATTCTCAACAAATTATGAATGGTCATGCAAGAATGGCTATTGACAACCTAGCAATGTCTGGGTCGTTAGTCTTTGATGTAGATGAGTCTGCCTTAGTAGGTGGACAATCAATGGAAATATATCCGGGCAAAGTGTTTAGAAGACAAGCCGGAATGCCGGGTCAAGCTATACATGGCTTAAAATTTCCTAATACATCACAAGAAAACCTAATGATGTTTGATAAATTCAGACAGTTAGCAGATGAACAGACAGGTATACCTAGTTACTCACACGGACAAACAGGTGTTCAAAGTATGACAAGGACTGCTTCAGGCATGTCAATGTTACTTGGAGCATCTAGTTTAAATATTAAAACAGTTATTAAAAATCTTGATGACTTTTTATTAAGACCACTAGGAGAATCTTATTTCCAGTGGAACATGCAATTCTTAGAAGATGAGTTGGATGTTAAAGGTGATTTAGAAGTTAAGGCTACCGGAACAAATAGCTTGATGCAAAAAGAAGTTAGAAGTCAAAGACTAACAACATTCTTACAAACTGCACAAAGTCCTGCTATTGCTCCGTTTGTTAAAATTTCTAAACTAGTAAGTGAATTAGCCTACAGCTTAGATTTAGACCCTGATG